CTCTAAAGCTTGCAATTTCTTGAACTGTTTTGTCAATTTTAAGACTTGCTCGCGTAATTCATCAACCTCTTCTTGGTGGCGTTCCTTCTGTTTAGCCATCTCAGTCATTAACTCTGTATAGGTCGCAGAGTCTGGTTTGGGTTTGATGCCTACGGTTAAAGATGCCACAGGAGCTTTACCCAGAAGCCAACTAGAACTAGTCACGGTTCCGGCCGACATCCGGGCTAAAGTAACAAGGGAATGGTCATTTGCACTTACTATCACGGTAATGTAACAAACAGTACTAGCGTTGCCTACAGCGGCAATCGTTAGACTGGAAGACCCGGTGGAGCTATCTATGACCACGTTTGTCAGTCCAGTTAATCCTGAACCGTTCACTACGTAGCCAGAAACCCACCACCCTTGACTCAAATAAGCAGTCCCATCATTGTTGATCTTGACTATACCCCTAGCAGCGGAGTCCATCGTGGGGTTGGTCCCTAATGTATTGGTAGTGCTAAATGTGCCGCCTCCTGTGATTCTTCCACCTCCGATAAGGGTGGAAATATCTGTATGCGGGGTGCGTAAGCGACACACATAGTTAAAATAGATTTTCCCAAGAACTCCCGTTCCACTAGGCAAATCAGTGGAAGCTCTAAGGAAAAATCTTCCTTGCGTTACCAATCTAGGATCACTTCCACTAACATCGGTAAAATAAGCGATGTTAGTTTTCGGTTGACGTGGACGTAAATGGCCTCTTGAAAACACAGCGAAATCTTCGGAATGTTCCCAAGCGAACGTTTCGTCAACACTAGTTTTGGAAGAGATAGGATCTGCAGCATCAGGATCAGGTTGATAGGCCAATTGCAGCATACCTTGAGCTTGAACGCTCAATTGACTGATTGCAGGGACATAAATGCATTCAATCATCTCAAATTTGTAAGAGTTGTATAAGTGAGAGTAAGCTGACAACCTGGAGAAAGTGCTGGGTTGCACATCAATACGGACTAAATTATCACCAGCAAATGCGCCAGATAACGCTTTAACTTCTCCGGCTGACTCATGGCCTTGAATAATTATCGAGCTGCCATCCCTGCTTGCTTTCACCTGGAATGCTAAGGACTGACCAGATGATGCCAGCTCAGTAATCTCCAACCTGTCACTTCCGTTCACAGCGGCGTCTCTGATGACAGGTGCGGTTGTTCCTCTTCTCGCTGCTCGACGCGCTCGGCGAGTAGCACGGCGAGCTTGACGTACTGGTTGTTTACGTTTAATAGCTTGAGTTGCCTTTTTGACAGAAGACTCGAGTACATCTTCTGCGGCTTTTAAAGCTTTCTTTGCGACGCGTTTCTTCATCACGTGTTTAACGTTGCTCCCCCTCTAAGCCCCCGGAGAGGCTCCGTACGCTTAGTTGTAGTCTTTGGCCAGTGCCTCGAAGAGGGGGTGTTCGAGGAACCAGAATGGTTTACTTGGTATCATGTTCTCTACAGAATACCACCACTCGCAAGGCACATTATAATGTTTTGACAACTGATCGATTACCCGAAATTCATCTAAAGCAGGCTTTTGGTTCGGTGTTGCTTGCACTTTGTGCTTTTCGTAAAAACTGCGGATTTGAGGTTTTCCGCTCAAAAATCTGTCAACAAAAGTGCGCAACAAAGGCACTCGACCAAAAGAGGCATAAGAATGAGATAAGTCGTTGAAGAACAAATAAACAGCCGCTTCAAAATTTGCTTCCAAGCCTCCTTTGCGCCAGAGTTGAGGCTTATACAGTGAACGAGGGTCATTTTTGCTTTTCCCGAGTTTGAGAAATCGACTCGGCAATGGAGCCCAAAGATAGGGGTAAACTGGATCATTGTGAGTGGGGTACCACATTCCTTTCAAAAACGTGGCTTCGGTTACTTGTGAATGCACTCGCAATATCATGTCAAAACCTAACATTCGGAAAAAATTCTGCGGATCTCCAGATTCCAAAGCCCCTATCCAAGGTGAACCCATGTCGACACTGTTTCCCAAAGAAGTTTGAGGGCTACCAGTGTCCAAATAAGGCCGGTTGTTTCTAATTATTTCTATTTTACGACATTTATCTCGAGAGATAGCGACATATTTCGCTCGATTTAATTTCTCTAATCGCTCTTTGTGGTAATCACTCATACCCAATCGTTTTAATACTTCATACTGAAACATTAAAGGTCCAATACTTTGAGACTGGTCAAACATCCCTGCGTCACCCTCATAAATGCGGACCACGTCTCCTATTCTTTCCAACACTAAGGAGTCGTCCCCTGCAACAATTATGTAGGCGCAATGAAAGCTTTTGTCTCTCAAGAAAAGCGATATGAATTCGCTTAAGTCTTCATCAGTTGAAGCTCCTCCGTAAGCCAGATATATGGGAAACTTCGTGCTCGGCACACGCCAAGGGTTTCTGGGACTGCACAAAGTTTTGAATCTCCGAGTAGCTTCATAAATTATTGGTCCTAATTCCAACTGGACTAAAGGCGAAACATTTGCTATTCCTCTTGGTTTCATTGCGGGTCGACCTTTCACACTTTTAAGTAGCATTTCATCAGTTTTGACCATTATTTTGATAGACTTATAAGCTTCTTTCACTGCATAATCGCCCTGGGTTTTGTATGTTTCTAAGGCTGCTAAGTATTTTCGTCTCTTATGAGTGTCCTCAAAATGATCTATCCATTCATATAGATGTGTCATCCAATCAATAGTGGGATATTGAGGATATTTCTCTGCCACCCCAGCCATCAGAGCTCGCCAATTAATGGCTTGAGGTATGGGACGCATGGGGGGTTTGGCTAAAAATCGCGCTTCTATTACTGCCAATAGATTTTCATCTGAGCGCATAGGTACATAACCAGGAACATTAGTGGGTAAAAACCAAAAATAGTAAGAATTTTGAGGAGTCGGTCCTGGTAAATCAAAACTACCTTTAACTATTAAATCTTCTGCGTCCAAAGGTTTGGGTTCATAATAAGAGACTTTTTGGGTAGGAGTGAAACTCAATTGAGGTGGAAACTCTTCCATACGAGCATAATGAGCAAACCAAGGTAATCTTTGATCCCAATCTACGAGATAAAAGTTTTCTCTGAATTTCTCGTATAGACATGCTCTATAAGCTTGCTCGTCTTGAATGTATAACACTTGGATTAATAAAACCACCACATTAGTTATCGCAGTTACTCGCGGGTAATAAGTTATTCCCATGTTATACAAACTGTGATATGGTACAGCTGCCCAAAAGGGCAACAAGCTGCAATTTATATGGGTGATGAGGGCCGTAGTTGAATAAGCGACCAAATCTGGAGAACCAGCCAACTCCAAC